AAACTCAACATTTTCGGCAAGAGAAGCGAGTTTTTCCTTCTGTGAAAGTGCCAGACCTTCGCAGACCTCGGAGAAGATTACATCAGCAACCGACTCAGCTAATCTTTGTTTGAGAGCAATATTTGACTTAATTTGCTCGTTGAGTTTATCTTCCATCTCATCTAATTTCTCTACCATAGTAGAGAGTACATCATATTTCTCTTCAGGGATAGTTACATAATGATCTTCAAAAAGACTCTTCATTCCAACAAGGAATGATTCGGTCATTTCAGTCTTGAGTCCTTGCTCAACTGCGAGTTGATTTTCGGTCATCCACTCTTCAGCGACATACTCAAGATATGCATCAACTCTGTCAGTCAGTTCTTCCTTGACGGAACCAACTTGCTCTTCCAGAGCTTGCTCATATTGTGCGATCAATTCTTCTTGAATTGATGCAACCTTTGCCTTGATAGCAGTTTCAAAAATGGTACGTGCTTTCTCTTGGAATTCTTCGGAGAGTTCTTCGCCAGCAAGAAGTGCCTCAACATCTTCTTCCATGTTGTACTCTACAACTTCTTCCTGTTCAGCAACGACTTCTTCTTCAGTAGTCTCTTCTTCGGAAACTACTTCTTCAGTAGTCTCTTCTTCTGCTTCAGCAACCACTTCGCCTTCGACCTCTGCCTCTTCTTCTGCCACTTTTTTCATTGGTTCGGCAGGCTTAGCACCTCTCTTCACAACGTCTGCGACAGTTGCGATTGAAGGTTCTTTGAGTTTGGCAGAGTCGTCGTCTACCTTATAGTTTTCTGGAGTTGGGCCACCGAGATCTTCCACAGCAGGTTGTCCAGGGGTTGAGTGGGACAACTTTTGCATTGGTTCAGCTGCAGCAGCACCTTTGGTTACTACGTTTTCCATTTCTTGTAAATTGCTACCAACGGACATTTTTGATTAGATATTTTTGTATTAATCTATATTTATTTATAAATTAAAGATTTGAGAGAAAATCGTTGAAAAGGTTCAACTTATGCTCTTCAAGTCTTCTTTGGTCAACAAGAGTGTTAATTCTCTTCTGAGTTCTTTCTGCGAGTTGTTCACGAAGAATTCCTCCTTCCCAAACCCACTCTTTTCCTTCCATAATTCCCTGAACAAAAGCATCAGGTGCAGAAGGATCGGCAACGATGTCGGCAGCAGTTGCCAACATGAAGTCTTCACCGACAACTTTATGACCCTCATTTGTGGTTCTCAATGAACCAACACCACGAGAAGAAACGCCGAGCATCACACCTTCATCAAGAAGAGAAGATGCAATCTTACCCATTGGAGTATTAAGGATTTGTGCCTTTCCTCTAAAATTACTTCCTTCTTGAACAAGTGAAGTAATCTTATGAGAAACACGATCAAGGTTTACGGTAGGACCATCGGGGTGACCAAGTTCACCAAGAGCACGTCCTTTCTTAACGAAAGTTTCGTTATATCTTCCAACTTCACGGGAAAGAGTTTCCATAGGATACATTCTACCATTGCGGTTTTTGATGTCTCCCTGAAGGAAAACTCCCTCAATGTACAGTTTCTTATTAGCACCTTTTCCTTCGGTGATAATCTGTACGTTTGAAATTTCTTCTGTGATAAGTTTCATTTGTTTATCCAGTAAATCCTACTTGTGCTCCTTTGACTGTTGCGGCACTAGCAAAAACGCAATGTGTTGGTGTTTTTTCCAAATACTCAACGGTATTTGCTGGCATCGTGAAAGAACCAACGCCAGTACCACTTTGCGACTCTACTACTTCAACAACAGCAACAGATCCTGTATTAACCAAACGTACAACTGTTGCCTGACTAAAACTAGTGGCAGCACCCGTTGTTGTTGGTAGTGCTATTTCAGCACCTTTCAATAATGTTCTTGCCATTATTCTTGTTCCTCTGATGATTGATCGTCACCGAATAAGGATGCGCCAACAGTTGGACGAACAGCATCAATTCTTTGTGCAGATTTTGCATAAAGAGCATCTTTGATCTTGTCGCTAATATCCGAAGCGGAAGCATCCGATCCTATCAAATTTACAATTTCTTCCATGAAAAGTGATTATAACTATATTTTTTATTTATATCTCGGCAGATTTGCCATCAGCAGCAGTGATTCCACCATTTATTTCTGGTTCCATTGGAACATCACCCATCATTCCCATTTCACCTTCTTGTGGTAATGGTTCTCCTGTTATTGGATCTATAGAATTGGGATCAGGAATAATACCATCTTTAATTTCCTGTTCAATCTGCTCATCCATCTCAATCATTTCTGAATCAGTCTGACGAAGAACTTTCTTACGAACCCATTCAGTAGAATAATACTTACCAATATAAGGTTCAATAGTTGCCAGAACACCAAGACGCTCATTGAGCATTTCGGTTTCTTTTAATTCTGCAAACTGATTATCATATAAGAAATCATATTGAATATGATCGGAAATCATTTCCCAATCTTCTGGAGACACAATGTTCTTGAGAATCAATTGCGTTTTCAACATGTCATTAAACATCTGAGCAAATCTCTTTCTCAAACGTCCAACAAACTTGGCAAACTTGAGTTCGTCTCTCAGAATTTCGGAAGAACGACCAAGATTGAAACCACCATCAGCAGCGATTCTGGATTCAGGAACTCCAAGTGCTCTATAAAGTTTCTTTTGGAAATACTCAATGTCGGCAAGTTCGCCAAGATTTTGACCACCAGGAAGTGTAGAGATTTCGGTTCCTCTACCACCTTCTCTTCTTGGAAGCCAGAAGTCTTCAAGCATACTCATATGCTTCTTATCATCACGAACTTCTCCAGTGTTGGCATCATAAACCAACTTGTTACGATAGCGCATCATAACATCACGAAGATATTGTTCTGCCTTCACTTTTGGAAGATTGCCAACGTCAATATAGAAAATGCGACGCTCTGGTGCTCGTGATAATCTGTAAATAACAAGAGAATCCTCAATCATTCTAAGTTGATTGAGTGCTTTGATTGCTTTATGAAGATATGAAAGAACTGATCCTTTATTTCTATCAACAAGGCCTGAAGTTACATATGTGATAGAATCCTTTGCAATCTTTACAGAATTCTTTTGTTGTCCGCCAGAAGTAGAAGGATAACTTGGAGTTGGAGTATAGAGATAATACTCATCAATCTCTGGATTTGCTACTCTATCGGCAGATTGAAGTCTGAGATTTACAAGTCTTTGTTCTTCTGGTTTTTTCTTTTCTTGTCTAATGTATTTGATCTTTAATGGATCAATATATCTAAGTTCTTTGATTCCTTCTTGTGGTTTTTTGGTGTCAATTACCTTCAGATAAAAAAGTCTTCCATCAACATACCAATTTCTAAAAATTTCATGCGACTTTCTATCAAAATCAAGTATTTCTTTAATTCTTTTAAATTCTTCTCTGATTACTTTTTTGAGTTTATCAGTTGCATTCAAATTAGATAGTTCAATTTCAATCGGAGAATCATAAAGATCACTGACAATTGCTTCATTAACAACATCTTCGATGGCACCATCACATTCCGGATGAAGTGCCATCTCACGATATCTTTTGATTAGATCAAACTCAGTTCTATATACACCTTCAATATCTACATATTGACCATAAAATCCACTAGAAATATAATGATCAACCCCGTCCTCATTTGACTGAGGAACGGGGGACATTATAGAAGCGGATTTTTTATCTTTATCCTCAATTGAAAAACCAAAAAGTTTTGCCATTATAATCTTGACTAGACTGTTATTCTACTATTTAGTTAATGTCTTCGCCACCAGCATTAGGAGAAGTTCCCTTTGATGCTTCCCACCACTGAACCTGAAGTTCTACCGTAAACTCCTCAAGAGTATCAGTAGTTTCGTAACTCAGGTCAATTGTTGAAATATTGGTTGGGAATACATCATAGAAGTGGTAAGATCTGAGAATACCACCGTCACGAGCAAGTTGATAGACATATGCATCTGCCTGGTATGCTTCTGGATCAGTCAGTCCAGTGCCATCATTTACCTTATTGATTGTGTTCATCCACTTCTCAAATGCTGAGCGAATGGAGAAATCAACATCGTTGATGACAGTGATTGTCCAAGTTTCGAATGTTCTGTCTCCAGCGATCTTAAGAATACGACCTCTAAATGGAACATCAATTGGAGCGACTGTTGATGCAGGCAGTGCCGCTGCCTTGACAAGGAATCTTGCCTTTTGGAGAGTGTCATTATCGACACCAACGGCACCTGGGAATGCTAACTCAACTTCAAAGAGATTGGGTCTTGCACCACCACCAGTTAACTTACTCTTAAAATCAGTGATTTTTCTGAGTGGAATGTTATTTTGTTGTTGACGGGTTGCCATAGTTCGTTAAACCTCTAATTTAATTAAACGTTACCAATTACTTCTTCAAAAGCAACACCAGTTCTGGTGGCAACAAATGTAAGACCGATGAAGTTAATCGACCTTGCAGGTTTGATGAAGATGTCTGCGACAAACTCATTGTTGTCGATGACGGCAGCAGTGTTATTTGTTTCATCACAAATAACAACATAATCTGAAATTCCTCTCTTAGCCTGAACATCACGGAGGAATGGTTCAACGATATTTACAAAGTTGGTTCTTGTAATCTCATCGTTGAATTCAAAGAGTTGATCCTTGGCAGCAGCAGAGATTGCATCTTCAAGGTATACGAACAAACGACGAACGTTAATTCTGTCAAATGCCGATGCTTTAGCAAGTCCAGTTTTATCACCAAAGAGAACAATACCAGCACCAGGTGAGAAGATGACTGGATTTACTCTTGCGGAGTAAAGTTTATCTCTTTGAGTCTTAGAAGGATTATAAGCAAGTTTTACAGCATTAAGGATTGATCCTCTTGCAGTTCCTGCTGGTGAGAACCATGGGAAGTTGTTGATGTCATTGCGAGCACAAAGTCCAGCGATGTCTCCGTTCAGAGGAACATAGCGGAATGTGTTTGCGAATCTATCATACATGTACTTATAACCACTATCAAAGACACCATAAGATGAAGATGTGACAGGTGCATAGAAACTCAGAACGTTATCAGTGATATCAGAATCTGAGTTGATTTGAGCAGCAGTGTCATCAGTACTATCAGTAATTGCAGCACCTCTGTATGGTGAGATGAATGCGAGTGAATCTTTTCTTGCTTCAGCAACTGCGATCAGTTTGTTTGCGAGTGCCTGGGCATCTGACTTACCATATGCTGCAGATCCCATCAGAAGGAAATCTACCTCATAGTTCTCAGTATTCTCAAACAAATCATATCCACCAACAAGACCACTCAGAGAAGCACTAAGTGCTCCTGCGTTTTCAACGTTTGTTCCTAAATCGTAGTTGGTTCCAGTCGTCAACTCGGCATTCAAATTACCTTTTGCAGCAAATGTAATACCTTCAGCATCTTGATCCCAATTTACATCAGTTTCAAGAGTAAAGTCTGCGCTATATCCAGTGGTTACAATGCCTGCTGGTTGTGCTCCACCAAAGAGATATTCTGAATTGCTCTTGAGATAACCTCTCCAATAAGAAGGTGATCCTACCGAGAACTCTGCGTCTTTTGCCTTAGAAAGACTGAGATGCTTCTCAAGGATTGTTCCTGCATTTCCAGTAACCTTTCCTTGACCATCAATAACTACAACGTGAACTTCATCAAATCTAGATCCTCTTGCGGCAGCATACTCGGAAGTACCTGGACGATCAGCAACAGTATTCCACTTAACCGTTGAAGTAGAAGTCAGTGAAAGATTTTGTTGATCAAACCAATCTACTTGCGAAGAGACTGCTGTTGATCCATAGGAGGTTGTTTCTCCATTGGTATGAATGGCAACATTTCCACTTCCAGAGAAGGAATAAACACCAGATGGTTGATAATCTACTTCAGTTTCTGTTCCAGCAGCAGAAACGTGACTAACAACTTTTACACTTACTTGACCACTTCCAACTTCTGTAATAACTCCTTTTAAGTATCCATCAAGAACGGTTGTTGTTCCTGCTCCTGGAAGAGTAGCAGAAATTGTTTGAGTAACACCATAACCAACTGCCAAAGCAGCTTGTGACACAGTGGTGGTATAAGATCCAAAACTAAATGATACGTTTGTAAGTGGATTTTCGTTTAAAGTTGCCGCACTTAAAGTTACAACACCAGTTGTAGTGATACCAGTAACAGTAACACCAGAACCAATAATACCAGTAATTTCTTCTACAGTGTCTCCAAGAAGAATACCAGTAGTAGTAATTCCGGTAATTGATAATGCAGTTCCGACAATATCTCCGTCAGTTGGAGATGCATTAGCACTAAAAGTTCTATTGGATACTGCTTCAGTACTGATTCCAAGAATTTGGTCTGCCTTGGCATCAATAATTCCAACTCTCAGACCGTTTGCCCAGGATCCTGGGTTTTTTGCGGCAACTACAACACCGCTGATGGTGTTCTCGTCATATCCAAGCTGTTCGTAGTGCTCAACACTTTTAATTTTTGTACTAGAAGCAGCACCAACATAAGATGCTGCGTTGTAAAGATTACTGTTATCAGCTCTTACAACTCTCAGAGAACCACCATATGCCAGGAACGACGATGCCGTTAACCA